GGTGTCCTTCCTCTTCGACAAGCATCCAACTGTCCAACGCATCTTCTTCACCGCCATTCTTCCCGAAGAGCTCCTCTTCGGTTTTCCATCATGGCATCCGTCCTTATACCAGCTGAGTGAACTCGACAAACGCAAGGAGAAATACGCCTACATTCTTACAGAAGACGGTGAAAGCTACGAGCAGCCTTATTCAACTCTCAACTGGCTTACCACCAATCGCATTGGCCGCCCAGGCGGAAAGTCTCATTCCGTCGAGGTTATATCTCAACTCTTCTCTCACAAACTGATCTGCGTGCACCGGCATGTCCCCCCCGTGCTCAAGGAGTGGTACATAGCCAATGCACCAGACGACATCACTCTTCCTGAAGTCGACGGCAGAATCTACGCACACTCTCGCAAGCGCGTGCCTCGCGAAATCTTCAATTCCGTGCTGCAGCACTCCTTGGGTCTTTCGAACCGGCGATTGGAGTCAACAATTGCCAAAGTGCGCACGAAGTCTTCCGATCCCCGATATGCCGACATCAACCTCGATACCTGGATAGCTCTGTCTCAAGTTTGCTACGCTCTTTCTTGCTCCCCAGCCCAGCTTGAAAGAGAAGCACCCTTTAACAGCTATGCCGCTTACATCCTCCGCCTCTTTCGACGCATGTGTCACCGCCATGATTGGCTATTGCCTCTTCTCAGCGCAGGAGGCATGGCCATCAGTTGGGGTTCACTCCTCCTTCCAATTCTCGGCGTCCGGGTCCCCGACTTTCATGTTCATGATGCAAAAATCCCCGGCTGGTCCTTCGGTGCAGCCGGTGCCCTCATAGCCCAAGCAGCAGTCGTTCTTGCCTCATCGCGCATGCCTTCCCACTTCACTTATCTCCTTCAGGCAGCTGGTCTTGTGCTTCCACACGTAGCCTACCTCGTCCCAAGTCTCTCTATCGGTCAACTCACAATTCCTTCATACGTGGGAGGCATTGCTGCTTCCGTTTTGGCCACAGGCACCATAGCTTTGTTCGACGGCC